GGGACGGCGGACGACGCCACACTGGCAGCCGTAGCCGCGCTCGACACCGTGGTCGATACGGTCCACACCGACGTGGATGCCATCCTCGCCGACACGGGCGAACTCCAGACTAATCAGGGCGCATGGGCGACCGCGACCGGGTTCAGCACCTTTGACCCGGCGACCGACGATGTGGCGCACGTCACCCTCGTTGACACCACGACGGACCTGACGAACGCGCCGGATCTGGCGGCGGTGCAGGACGTAACCGACAAGATCGACACGGCGCTAGAGGCGGACGGGCCGGTTTACAAGTTCACGGCCAATGCACTGGAAGAGGTACCGGCCGTTGACCTCTCGGGCCTCTCCGTGGCTGTCGACCTCGACCCCGTGGTCGACGCCGTTGATATGGCGATAGCGGCGCTCCAGGGCGCCGACGTCACCGTCATCAGCCCGGTGGCGGCAAGCGGGACGATCACCCTCTACGCCGGAGACGACTACGCCGGTGCTGAGGCCCGGGCAGTGACATTCCTGGTCGCCGACGCCGGACACCTGCTCGCTCTGGACAACGCCGGCGCGGTGGTGAAGTTCAAGTGCACGCAGGCCGCCTGGACGGCGACCAGCGTCACGAGCACGACCGCAGGCTACACGGTGGTCTTCGCCCTCACGCACGTGCAGACGGCGGCGGTCACTGACCGCCAAAGCTACGAACTTGAAGCCGTGCTGGCGAACGACCATGTGGTCACGCTGGCGACCGGGCGGCTCGTGCTGGTCCATGACATCCCGGAGGTGATTACTCCATGAGCGCGAGCACCGCAAACGTCAGCGAACTACGAGACATGATTGCCGAGCCTACCACGACCACCTACTCCGACGGCGATCTTCTCGGCGTCATCGAGCGCTTCCCTCTCATCGACGTCTACGAACTCGAGCCCGACGACCTCAACTGGACGCCGACCTATGACCTGAATGCCGCCGCCGCGAACCTGTGGGGCAAGAAGGCGGCAGCGTTCGCCGGCCTCTACGACTTCACCGCAGACGGCGGCACCTTCCACCGTTCTCAGGCCGCGCAAGAGATGCGCAAGCAGGCACGCTACTACGCCGCCCGCCGCGCTCCGTCAAGTCTGCGCGTCCACGTCGACCACAGGTACGAGCGCGACATGCAGTCAACGTACTGGGAGACGGGTGGCGCGACTGGCAATGAGGACCGCTCGTATGTGGTCAACCTCGCTGAGGACGATGACGAGTGACTTTCACCGACGCCGAACTCACCGCCATGCGCGACACGCAGGAGTCCTTCATGGCCGACGCCTGCCAGATCGGCACCGTCACGACCTCGCAGAACGACATGGGCGAGATCGTGCCCGGCGCACCATCCTACGCCGCTGAGACAGTCTGCGGCCTGCAGATGACCGGCGGCTTGCAGTCGGCTGAGCGCAGGACATCGGACGGGACAATCGTCAGCGCCGACGCCACGCTGAGGCTGCCGCATGACGCGGTCATCACTGATACCAGCGTCGTCAAGATCACGAAGCGATTCGGCGAGGCCATCACGCCGATGGTGTACGAGGTCATGGGCGTGCCTGCGGTCGGACCCAGCGGGATCGTCTGCTACTTGCTAGCGGTGACGACGTGATATCCATGACCGTCACCGGGGCCGAGACTATCGCCGCGAAGTTCGCGGCTGCGGCTGCCGTCGTGCCCGCCGTTGCCGTGCCCAGCGCGCTCGACAAGGCCGGACTCCTCGTCTTGAGTCGCGCGAAGCAGAAGGCACCTGTTGACACCGGCAACCTGCGCGGCCTTATCGCCAAGGAAAGGCCGTCTCCCGCTGAGGTCGACGTTGTCTCCCCCGCCGAATACTCCATCTATCAGGAGATGGGCACGTACAAGATGGCCGCGCATCCATTTATGCGCCCCGCCCTTGACGAGTCCCAAGGGCAGATAGAGGAACTCATCGGCCACGCTGTCATCACGACCCTTGAGGGCGTGATGGGCGTATGAGCATCGAGTCAACCCTATTCACGGCGCTGACTACTTATGCGGGCCTGTCAACCCTCATTGCCGCGCGCCTCTACCCGGACTCCATGCCGCAAGGCGCAGTCCTGCCGTGCATCGTCTACCAGCGCATCTCGACGCCGCGCGTACAAGTCCTTGGCAGCACGCAGGCCGTGGCAGTGTCGCGGCCTCGCTTCCAGTTCTCGTGCTGGGCACTGACCGCATCAGGAGCCCTTGCCGTGGCCGATAAACTCCGCGCCGCCTTGCTCGCCACATCCTACCCGGTGACGCTCGAATCCGAGTACACGCTGCGCGACCCGGACAGCAACTACAGCCGCAGGAACATCGACGCATTCGTGGGCCACAGTGGCGAGTGACGACCAGCTCCGCGCCCACCTCGCTGTCATCGCCGAACACGCTCGGGATGCGCTGGCCTTGCTGGGCGAGGGCGCGGGAACGCTTGGCGGCTCGCTCGCCTTGCCCGTCGGCAGCGATGCCTGCACGCACCCGGCAGGGAAGCGCGATCACGCCATGGGCGGCAACTGGACCTGCCAAGTCTGCGGATACGAAGGGCGCGACGGGTGAGCGGACCACCGTCGCCTACAGAGGAGAGTGACCGCATTTCTACAGTAAACACCATAGCAGAAACGGAAGGAGGGTTCAATGGCGAAATATACCTCTGCTGACGTCGCCTTTCTACTTGTCGACGGCTACAGCCTGCTCGATCTCACGACCACGCTCGAAGACAGCGGCATGCAGGCCGACTTCGAGGACGTGACGCCGCTCGGCGGTTCGTTCAAGTGCCAGCAGTACACCGGCGCCAGCGCCAGCACGATATCGCAGGAGGGTTTCTACGATGACACAGCTGGAGCCACGAACGACGCCCTGGTAAACCGTGTCACCACCGGCCCGGATCGCATCCTCGCCTTCGGCCGAAGCGGCAACATCGTCGGCGGCGACTTCACCGGAGCCCTCGTCAAGCAGGCCACCTACGAGCGCACCATCGCCGCCGGCGCGTTCCACAAGGGCAAGGCGTCCTACGTCGTCAACGCGCGCAACGACGGCAAGATTTGCGCGCACCTCGTGGGCCGCGGGGCCGGAGCCTCGACGGCCAACACCGACTTCACGGCGGCAGCTACGGCTGCGGCGACCGGGGCGATGGCCTATCTGGAAATGCCCGCACTGACCCCCGGCGGCTACACGAACCTGACCGTCAAGGTCGAGCACTCGGCGAACGGCACGACTGCATGGACGGACTTGGCCGTGTTCGTGCCTTCAACCTTCTATCCCGGTGCGCAGCGCGTCGCCTTCACCGGGACCGTCAAGCGATACATGCGCGTGACCCATGCGTGGACCGGCGAAGGCACTAATCCAAGCGTCATCTTCGCGGTCGGCGTCGGCCTCACCTAACCCAAGGAGAACGAAATGGCAGCAGGCAAGCACACCAGCGCGGAGGTCGTGGTCAGCTTCAACGGCCACGACGTCACGCAGTACGTCACCGATATCAACGGCATCGACCTGACGGCAGGCTTCGAGGATGCGACCCCGCTCGGTTCCTCGTTCAAGACGCAGGCATACGGCGGCGTGTCCGAGATCGCCGACATCACCATCAAGGGATTCTACGACGACACCACGACCACTGGCCCTCATGCCGTGCTCGGCACCATCGGCACGACTGGCGCGCTCGTCATCACGTGGGGCAACGCGAAGACCACGACCCTGACCGCCGCCGTCAAGTCCTACAGCCGCGAGATTGCTGTCGGCGTCGCCACGAAGTTCACGGCCGTCCTCGTGAATACCACGACCACCGTGACGGAAGCCTAAGCGTGGGCATCCGTAACCGCGTCAAGCACGTCGACCTCGGCGAGGGCGATTGGATCGAACTGCGGCCCGTCTCCGCTGACGAGCTCATTGCCATGCAGAAGAAGGCCAAGGCGGCGGTCAAGGGTGACGAGGACTCCGCATCAGACGAGGGCTTCGCCATGCTGGCCGCAGTACGGGCGCGCATCATCGCCTGGTCTGAGCCCGACAAGCCGACGCCCAAGAACACCGCCGAGATGCCCATCGAGATCAATCAGAAGCTCCTGCAGGCGCTGATAGGGGATGACGACCTCCCTTTGACGCTTGGGTCGCCTTCGACCGCTACCTCGACGGAGTAGCAGGCAGTTACGCGCCGCACGAATGGCAGGTGGCGACCATATCCGAGGCGTTCAATAACTGCCCGCCGGACGTGGCGGCGCGTCAGGACCTCGACGAGGCCATGACGATCATCCGCCTGCGTAACTACCGCGACGTGAAGGACGTCATCGAGCACGCCGCCGACGACGACCCGCGCAAGCAGGCGGTCGCCGCGTCCCGCGAGGCCGAAATCTGGAACGAGGTCATGCGCATGAAGAAGACTGAGGGGGTGAGGTAGTGGACGCGGGCAGTGTCATCGTTCGCATTATGGCAGATTCGACCGCGCTGACCGCCGGGCTCAGCAAGGCGAGCGGGCAGATGGCCGGCTTCGGCACGAAGATGTCGAAGGTCGGCATGGGCATGTCCAAGTACCTGACGCTGCCCATCGTCGCGGCCGGCGCTGTCTCAATCAAGATGGCCGCCGACTTCGAGACCTCGATGAAGCTCATTCAGACGCAGGCGGGCGGGTCTGCCGCCGACGTCAAGACCCTCTCCAAGTCAGTGCTCGACCTCGCGACCAAGGGCCAGCACGGCCCCAAGGAACTCGCCGACTCCCTCTACCACCTCAAGTCCGTCGGCATGTCCAACGTCGAGGCCATGAACGCCTTGAAGCTCGCCGAACAGGGCGCGTCCGTGGGCGGTTCCAAGCTCGAAGAGACGACCAACGCCATCGCCGGGGCATGGCGCACGGGTATTCAGGGAGCGCAGTCCTTTGAGGGCGCCATGGGCACGCTCAACGCCATCGTCGGCGCGGGCAACCTGCGCATGGAGGACTTGAACCAGGCGCTCGGCACCGGCATCCTCGTTTCCGCAAAGACCTTCGGCGTCTCGCTCACGTCCGTGGGCGCGGCGCTCGCCTTGTTCACGTCACAGGGAATGCCCGCCACGCAGTCTGCGACCCGTCTGCGCATGGCAATCAGCATGATGGGCGCGCCGACGGACAAGGCCGCGAAGATGCTCAAGGGCATCGGCATCGGTGCGACGGATATGGCGGTCGCACTACGCCACGGCGGCATCGTTGAGGCCGTCGGATTGCTCAAGGATCACCTTCAGGGACTCTCGAAGATAGACCAGTCGAAACTCCTGTCCGGGGCCTTCGGCGGGGCGCGCACCGGCACGGCCATCATGGCTCTCGTCGACGGCTACGACACGCTGGTCGCGAAGCAGAAGCAGATCGTCGCAAACAGCGGCAAGTTCGGCGAGGCCGTCGCCGCACAGGCCCAGGACGCCTCCGCCAAGTGGCACCACTTCCTCGCCGTCCTGTCTGTGGACGCAATCCAAATCGGCAACATCATGCTGCCGATGGCCACGAAGCTAGCAGCGGGACTCGGCAGGGTGGCGGCTGCGTTTTCTAATCTCTCGCCGTTCGTGCAGTCGTTCATCGTCAAGCTCGCGCTTGTGGCCGCCGCCGCCGGGCCTATGGCTTTTCTCGTCGGCAAGGCCGCGTTACTAGCCCGTGCCCTCATGGGACTGCGCACAACCATGCTCGGGGTCGCCGCTGCGCAGGCACTCATGGCGGGTACGGGCGCCGGAGGGGGGCTC